ACAAGTTCACAGCTATTTTAATTGTAGCTATTTGTTTGTTAGCTGTTTTTGGTGGACCGGCTAGGTGACTAGAAAAACTAACACAATGTTAATAGGATTACTAGGTACAATTTTACTAGGTTTAGCTACTTGGACATTAGTCACATTAATAGAACTTCAGGTTTTAGTAGGTATGATAGAGACTGATTTAATGAATATTGACAAGCAATTTGGAAGGGTTTACAATTTCATTGATTCTGTTAGAGATAGGTAATGAAAAAAGATAAAAGTTTAAAATTCAATGTAGAGGTTGTCAAAGGACAATGTCCTACTTGCACAGAACACACAATGTTAGTTAACATCGATAAAGAATATTATAGATGCATTACTTGTGGTACTGACTTAGAACAAAGAGTTAATGGTAAAATTAGCTACATCCCGATTATAAATACATCCCCTAAAGGACAGTATTATCTTCACGACTGGGAAAAGTAGTCAATGGCCAAAGTTAAATTCACACACTTCACACCTCGTGATAGACCTAAAAAACGAGGGCCTCGCCAACATAAGAAAAATTTAAATAAGGCGGAAAAAAGGCAAAAATCTCAAAAGCGTTATAAAGGACAAGGTTAGAATCATTCTAAATTGTCTGCTCGTCCCAAGAAAGGGACGAACAAACAAAAGGTGTGAGAAGAGATCCCCAATTTATATTAAAATTATTTGTTTGACAAGCACTTATTTGTTGGTATAGATTCCCATATATTATTAACAATTAACTAAAGAAAGAAAACTAAATGGCAAACCCAAATAAATTTAAATCAGTATCTGTACCTATTGATACTTATAAAAAATTAAATTTTCTAGCGAATGGAAAATTTTTAGATGCAAACTTAACAATTAGTAAAACTATCGAAGCATTAGCTTCAAGAGCTGCTAAAAAATTAGGATATAAAAATGGAAAAGAAAGTTAAAATAATTTGTGATCATTGTAAAGGCAATGGCTTTTTAAGAATCAATGCATCTTCTTTTACTGAGGTCCATCAATGTCCAACTTGTAATTCACAAGGTGAAGTTGAAGCAGAATTAATGGAGCAACTAATTAATGATGGTGTAGTGGATGACAAAATTAAAATAGACAAGTTAAAAAATTTATTAAAAGATGTTGAGAAAGCAAGGCTTCAATGAGTGTTGAGCCAACTTCTTATGATAGAAAATTAAATTTAGCTTACGCCGCAGGTTTATTTGACGGCGAAGGTTGTATCACTTACAAAAAATACAAAGAAAAGAAAAGCAGTGGTGTTTATGATTGTTGGAGAATTTCTATGGAAGTTGCAATGACGGATGAAGCAACTGTTAGAATCTTTCACGAAATTGTAGGAGTTGGAACTGTTAACAAAAAACCTAGGAAAAACGGGCATAAAATGCAATGGAGATGGCGTTGTGTTTTTAGAGATGCCTTTAAAACTTGTCTAAATTTTTTTGAATTTTCTCACACTAAATTAGATAAGATCAGTCAAGTCATTAATCATTACACAACTCATAAACCTACTCCGGAAAATATAATCGACTTAGAATATTATAAAATGTTTATGGCTAAAAAAAATAAAAAGGAAATTTATGAAACTAAATAAAAAATATATATACCCAAAAACGATTCGAGAAGCGATTAACGGCAAGCGTCATTATAATATTAATGATGGTAAATATAAATTACCATCGGTTACAACTATTTTATCTGCAACCCAAGATCCCGAGAAGACCGCATCTTTGGATGCGTGGCGATTAAAAATGGGAGAGGACAATGCAGCGCGGATCGTGGAAGAGAGTGCCGCTAGAGGCACAGCTATGCACAAGATATTAGAGAAATATATCCTTGAAGAGGGTTATTTAGATGAAACAGTGGTTGGTAAACAAGCCCATAATATGGCTATACGGGTCATAGAGCAGGGTTTAAGCAATATTTCTGAATATTATGGCACCGAGTGCACATTATACTATCCTGGGCTGTATGCGGGCCAGACAGACCTTGTAGCGCTGCATAAAAATGAGCTAGCTATAGTGGATTTCAAACAAACCAATAAACCTAAAAGAAGAGAATGGATTGAAGATTATTGTATTCAACTTGCAGCTTATGCAATGGCCCACAATTATGTATATAAAACAAATATTGCAAAGGGGGTGGTGATGATGTGTTCTAAAGATAATTATTATCAAGAATTTGTCATTGAAGGTAAAGAGTTTCAAAAATATATGCACAAATTTTTGGAAAAGGTAGATCAATATTATAAACAAATAGAACTTTTAAAAATAGAGGAGAGAAATGGACTATAGAGTAAAAATTACTATTAGAAATGATAGATTGTTAAAAGCTATTGAGAAAAATAAAATTCACAGTGTAAGAAAATTTTGTATGTTATATGACATTGATTACGGTCAAACTTGTCACATCATTAGTGGTAAACTTAAACCTTTAAATAAAAAAGGTAATCCTATTGCGATAGTAAATAAAATTTTAGATTGTTTAAATATTTCTTTAGAAGATGCTTTTACAGAAAGACAATTAAAAGGTTTTGTTAAAACTAATTATCAAATTAGTATGAGTGAAGATAACCTTAAACAATTAATAAACCCTATCAAAAATCAAGAACATAAATTTATTGAAAAAGACGTCAAACTAAAAATAAGTGAAGCTTTTTCTAAAAGATTAAATCCTCGTGAGGAAAAGATTTTAAGATTAAGGTATGGTTTTGGTGATGAAAAAGAAAATAGTTTAAGTGAAATAGCTAAAATATTTAATGTCAGTAAAGCAAGAATTGGAGAAATTATTAAAAGAGCAGAAATAAAATTAAAACATCCTTCGGTTTCTAATAATATTATAAACACGGGTTTTGCTGAAATATATACTAAAGTAAAATTAGACAATGAATTAATTAAAAATGCTCAAAGGGGGGCTAAAATAAATGGATTATAAAATGGAAAAATTAAATAAATTAGCAAATGCAATTAATAAAGCCCCTAATTTAGAAATGAAAAAAATTTGGACCGATAAATGGTATCAACTTGTTAAACAATACGCAATGGAGGTGAAATGCGATTAAGAGACTTACAACAAATACTTGGAAAATTTACAGACAATGAGAGAGGTACTATTATTTCTGATTGTCCAATTTATATTGAAACTATGGATGGACATTTAGAAGAAATTAGGAAGGTTGAATTACAACAAAATCAATTAATCAATTCACCCGAACCTGCAAGGATTGTTCTTAAACCAGAAACAATGAAACGGTTTAAATCAATTACTTATAAACAAAGTTAAATGACTTCTTGTACAGGAGTGGGGTTGACGCGAGAGTGAAAGCCCCAAAAAAATTATGAAAAAAGTAATATTGTGTGGTAAAAATATCACACCTAAACAATGGTCTAATTTGATATTAGAGTTGAACTTGGTTGTAAAGGCTTGGAAGCCCTATGCGGAGTTAGAGATTAGTGGTCAAGGTGTTAAAAAAATCATTAAAAACGGTACTACGACCCGTCAAGATTAGAATCATTCTAAAGTAATTGTGTCTAAAATGTGTCAGCAATGTGTTGATAGTGTGAAGATGTTCGTTTTACGCGGAAATTGGAGCGCGGGCCGTGGTATAGGGGAATTCTGGAGTAAAATTATTTTTTTTAAAAAAAAAAAAACCTCTGGCACACTTGGCACACCCCTATTTTGGCTTAGAAGTGTTGGTATAAGCGAATAATAGTGTGCCAAGGGGTTTGGCACAGCTTGGCACAGTTGTTGGTATTGCTAGCTTTTTTGATTTTTGCTCTGGCACAGTCAAATAAGCATTGGTATACAACACTTTTTACAAATGTACTCTGCGCGCGGAACTTTTTTTTACTTTTTTAAAAAAAAATTGGTCCAAAATTCCCCTATACAGAGAGAATATTCAGCAGTATAAGGAGTTATGCCTAAACAAAAAAAGAAATTTATCTCACTACCTTATAAGCAACTTGGAAGAGATATATCTAAATACCCATTTGTAGAAATAAGATGGGTTGATATTGAAGGTGACGACGGCTGGAGTACATTATCATCATTAGACAAAGATAAACTACCTGTGGCTGTCTCTAAAGGGTATTTATTAAGCCAGAAAAAAGGTGTCACTAGAATTTTTAGAGATTATATTGAAAGCAAAGAAGGTAAAACTTTTGAAGACATAGGTAGCACTGTTATAATTCCTACATCTGTGATAGTATCTATAAAAAAACTTAATTTAAATTAATGAAAAATAAAAAATTTAGTTATGATGGAAGGTCTAGACCTACCAATGATTTATATAGTCAAAATTATGACAGAATATTTAATCCAACATTAACTAAAAATATGCCTAATGTTAAATGGGATCAAATTCCACCGGTTAAGGGGCCAAACTCACAAGGAATAGCAAATGAAAATGTATCAAGTAAAAACAAATTGGTTAAGTCTATTAAAAAAGTTTCCAAATAAATTCTGGAGTAAACTTAATCTTGAGTTGAATCATTATCAGGGATTGACTCTTTTATTAATCCTTCTGATTCTTGTTCTGGGGTAATATTAATTAAAGTTTTGTGATCATCTAAAATTTGTTTCATTTTAGATTCTAATTCTTTCTCTGACATATTATCTAAATTACCAGATAAGACTAATTTTTGATCAACATATAAACCACCTGCTTTACCTCTTGCAATCTCTGCGTTAATTGCAGCTGACCACGCACCTTTAAGTCTAGCATCTTCTCTTAATTTTGCTAGTTCACCTAAATGTTTTTCAAATGTGATACCATATTTCTCTTGAACCTCTGCTCTAAGTTCACCTATATATTTTACAACCAGTGGTGAGTATTTAGGATTACGTAGCTCGCTCGCAGCCTGACGCGCTCGCGTTTTATATCCTGCTTCATATGCACATTCTGCAGGTGAAAGTCTACCTTCATTATAGACCAATAATTCTGCGAATTTAATTTGTTTTTCAGTAAGTTTTGCGGGTACACCCATAATGCTTGACATATACCGTACATTGGCGTATAAATCAACCTAAATTAGGGGGTGGCTTACGATGTGCCTTGCTTCGCAATTGGTACTGATACTGACCCCCTTTTTACTTCATCAAACCTTCTTATTTTAAAATCATCATCTAAATAACACTCATCACTTCTTTCACTAACCCATTGTAAAATTTCTGTTTTAAAATCTTCGGGTGTCAACTCACCATTTAAAATACGAGCCATATCTTTTAGTAAGTCTTCTTTTTTTGTAGAGTTTGGTTGACAATAAATATCATAAAAACAATCACCTATTGTATTGTAGTGGAATTTAAAGTCTATGCTCGCTCGCTCGCTTGTTCGTTCTTTTTTTTCTAATTCCATTTCTGCAATTAATCTTTCTGTTTGTTTTGTCATTTTTGGATCCTTATTTTTTTAATATCTTTTTAATATCTTTTAATAGATGGTTTCCTTTTGTAGTTAATTCTCCATCTTTAAAAAATTCCTCTAACGTTAATTCAAAATCACTTAAATATTGTGTAAATAAATCTATGATTGTATATGCTTGCTCATCTACTTTTTTATTGCGCTCGTACTCTCTAGCCTTATTGCTTGAGTGTATTTCAAAATGTTCCTCTTTTAGTTCTGGCATATTATTTCTCCTCTATTAATTTAACTATTGCTTTAAACTCATCCTCTGGTGCATTTTCCATATTGTTATCCCAATCATATTCTGCATTGGCCCTACAAATTTCTAAAACTTTTTTTAATTTATCTTTGTATGGATTAACAACTTCAAACGCTCGGTCATAACCCCGCTCGCTCGCTAACTCTTCATCTTCATTTATCTCTAGCCCCGCACTCTCACATTCTTGTACTATGACCTCTTCAACTTCAAATGCGGGTGTCATATCATTCATACAAAAATAATGTTCTGGTAGTTTGTATTTTTCTTTTGCCATATTATCCCTTCTGTTCGTTATTATAATAATGCTCGTATCCTGCGTAGTCTTCTACAACCTTGCCCGTGTCCACATCTTCTCTATACACTTCCATATATTTACAATCTTTACATTCAAAAATATATCCTTCCTCGCTATCTTTAAAATCTTCATAACAAGCATTATTACTTTTACACTTGCTACACTTCCAATCTTGTACAAAACTACTCATATTATCCCTTCTGCTCGCTTGCTTGTCTAGTTATTTGTTTTACCATAATATTTTATTCTTTGTGTCACCCGAC